TGATGCACAGCTTATGCATGCATCTAGAATGGCTGAAGGCAAGGAAGCTTACCAAGGGAAACTTTTAGAAGCACGTCAGTCAGATTGGAAAGACGAGGCAGTTTTAATAATTTTGTCGTTGCCCATAGCAATCCTGGCCTGGGCAGTCGTAAGTGACGATCCAACAGCGATGGACAAGGTAAAATTGTTCTTCGAGATGTTCTCACAGCTTCCTTCATGGTTTACAAATCTATGGATTTTAGTAGTGGCCAGCATTTATGGAATTAAAGGAACACAGATATTTAGAAACGGTAAAAAATAATGTGGAATTGGATTAAAAAACTATTTACACCTCAAAGACAAGAACCTTTATTATTAGGTAAAGAAGTTAATATTGATTACTCTAAATTAACTAAAGGTGATCTTAAAAAACTACAAGCTCAAGGAAAAATTAAATCTATTTATGATAGATGACACTGACACAATTGGTCTTGATTACGGAGTAGTTCGTAGAGTTGCCAATAAAAGAATTGAGTCGCTAAAAGACACTATAGTGCACCAGGTTGACAACCTAGAACAACTTAACTATATTAGAGGGCAAATCAAAGGCCTAGAGTCTTTGCTTCAGGATCTTAAAGACCTGCAGCTTAAACAGGAGCGACTAAATGACGGAGAACTTAACAACTTCGGGAGAGACCCCGAAGGTTAAAACAGCATTACTTGATGCTTATAAGACAAAAGAAGAAGTCCAAGAAACAAGATTAGATGCTGATGAAGTATCTAACAATAAACCTCTTTTAGAAAAACTACCTACTCCAACAGGTTGGAGACTTTTAGTATTGCCTTACGCAGGACCTAAAAAAACCAAAGGTGGAATTCTATTAACAGAAACAACTAGCGAAACAATACAGATGACAACCGTATGTGCATTCGTATTGAAAGTTGGTGATCTAGCCTACAAAGATAAAACAAAATTTCCAGAAGGACCTTGGTGTGAAAAAGGGGACTGGGTAATTTTCGGAAGATATGCAGGATCTAGATTTAAGATAGATGGCGGAGAAGTTCGTCTTCTAAATGATGATGAAATTATTGCTAAGATCAACGATCCAGAGGATATACATCATCAATATTAATACATACGCAAAAACAGGAGCTACAAATGTTAGAAAAAAGTGATTATCAAAAAGATAATGATACCTCCAAAGAGGTAGAACTAGATACCGATGGTATCCAAGAACAGTCGATTGAAGTTGAAAAACAATCAGAAGTTGAATCAGATGAAAGTGAACCTAGAGAAGAAGTTGATTTAGGATATACAGAACCTAAAACTGCAGGAATCGAAGGTATTTCAGTTGAAGAAAAAGAAGATAAAAAAGAAACTAAGGTTGATGATTTATCCGATGTTTCAGATAAAGTTAAAAAAAGAATTGATAAACTAACTTTTAAAATCAGAGAGTCTGAAAGAAGAGAAAGAGCAGCATTAGATTATGCAAAATCTCTTAGATCTAAATTAGATGTATCTGAAACTAAATATACTAAAACTAGTAAAAGTTATGTTGAACAATACTCAGCTAGAGTAGCTGCAGAACAAGAGAAAGCAAGACAATCTTTAAAAGATGCAATTGTTGATCAAGATGCAGATAAAATTGCTGATGCAAATTCTTTAGTAGCCAAGTTAGCCATTGAAGCAGAAAAAGCTAAAATGACTGCAGTCGAAGAAGATGAAAGAGAAGCAGCTAGGCAAACAGAAATTACTAAAGCTGAAACTCAACAAACTACTCCACCACCTCAAAATCCTACTTATCCAGAACCATCTAGAAAGGCTCAAAATTGGGCTGAAAGTAATGAATGGTTTGGGTCAGATAAGATTATGACAAGTGCTGCGTTTCAAATTCACCAAGATCTTATAGACCAGGGGTTTGACGTAGAGAGTCAGGAGTATTATAATGAAATTGATAAAACAATGAAGGATAATTTCCCTCATAAGTTTAATCGTCAGGAGCCAAAGAAAATCGTTCAAACTGTGGCCTCTGCTCAACGAAACCAAAACGGACGCCGATCAGTGAAACTCACTCGTTCACAAATAGCTATCGCTAAAAAATTAGGGGTGCCACTAGAGGAATACGCAAAATACGTGAAGGAGAATGCAAATGGATAATACTATAAAAAGAACCTCACGCGAGTCAGAAAGCAGAAAAGAAACTATGAAAAAAACTGCTTGGGCTCCACCGTCCAGTTTGGATGCACCGCCTGCACCGCAGGGATACGCACATAGATGGATAAGAACATTTGTGGCTGGGTTTGAGGATACGGCTAACGTAACTAAAAAACTTAGAGAAGGTTGGGAATTTGTAAGAGCAGATGAGATTCTTTCAAACCCGAGCTTAGGGCTATATCCTGTAATTAAGTCAGGTCAATACGATGGATGCATAGGAATTGGAGGCCTTGTGTTGGCAAGGATACCGGAAGAGATTTTAAAGTCGCGCGCTGAGTATTTTCATAAAATTACTCAAGACCAAATACACGCTGTAGACAATGATCTTATGAAGGAACAGCAACCAGGGATGCCAATCAATATTGAAAGGCAATCTCGAGTGACCTTTGGCGGTAATTCTAAGAAATAATTTCTTAACGATAACTACCTAAGGCGGCTAATATAAATAAACATAATAGGAGAAAAACATAATGTCAAACCAAGTAGAGAAGTTCGGTCTTAGACCTTACAGAAAACTAGACGGTACACCATTAGTTGGAGCTCAGAACAGATACACTATTGCAAGTAACTACGGAACTGCAATATTTCAAGGTGACATGGTAATTCCAGTTACTGGAGGAAATATTGAAAGATACCCGGGTAATACTTCAACAGCTGTTGTGGGTGTTTTTAACGGAGTGTTTTATACAGATCCTACTACGCAAAAGCCGACCTTCAAGAACTACTACCCAGGTGGAGTTGCAGCAGCTGATATTACAGCATTTGTTGTTGACGACCCTGATGCAGTATTTCTAGTTGATGCTGATGCAACGTTCGCAAGAGCGGATCTGTTTCAAAACTACTCTGTTACGGCAGTTAGTGGAAATACAACAACTGGAAATTCGGAGCAGCAATTAGATGTAAGTGTTTCAGGAACTACAGCAACATATGTCGTGCAAGCGATAGATATTTGCCAAGATCCTGATAACTCAGACACTAGTTCAGCTAATGCGAATATTTTAGTTAGAATCAACAATCACTTCTACAGAAGTGGCACAGGTATATAATAGGAGTATATAAATATGGCTATATCACGATCACAACTAGTTAAAGAACTAGAGCCAGGTTTGAATGCACTATTCGGCCTGGAATACAACAGATACGAAAATCAGCATGCGGAAATTTTCCCAGCTGAGGCGTCTGACAGAGCTTTTGAAGAAGAAGTAATGTTAAGCGGTTTCGGTTCAGCACCGGTTAAACAAGAGGGTGCTGGAGTAGTGTTCGATCAAGCTCAAGAGACTTTTACAGCTAGATACACACACGATACAATCGCATTAGCATTCTCTATTACAGAAGAAGCTATTGAGGACAATCTGTACGACAGACTTGCAGCTAGATACACTAGAGCACTTGCAAGATCTATGTCTAACACAAAACAAGTCAAAGCGGCTGCTGTTTTAAACAATGCGCAAGTAACAACTGTAACTGGTGGAGACGGTGAATCCCTAATCGGAAACGCTCACCCATTAGCAACAGGCGGTACTTTCTCAAACGTTCTTGCAACTGCTGCTGATTTGAATGAAACATCGCTTGAACAATCTTTGATTGACATTGCGGGTTTTGTTGACGAAAGAGGTCTAAAAGTTGCTCTTTCTGGCAGAAAAATGATAATTCCAAAAGAATTACAATTCACTGCTGAAAGACTGATGAAATCACCTCAAAGAGTTGGCACAGCTGACAATGACATCAATGCGATGGTAAACATGGGAATGATTCCTGAAGGATATAGAGTTAATAACTTCTTATCTGACACTGATTCATTCTTTATTCTTACTGATACGCCTAACGGATTTAAACATTTCGTTAGATCACCTATCAAAACTGCTATGGAAGGCGACTTCGATACAGGGAACGTAAGATTTAAAGCTAGAGAAAGATACAGCTTCGGCTGGTCTGACCCTAGAGCCGTGTTTGGTAATGGAAACTTACCTACAAGCTAATAATCGTTTAGATTAAATACCTAGCGGTATTACTTAAAAGGGACGGTGTTCACATCGTCCCTTTTTTTA